GTCTCAGGCCATTGTGTCAGGGTGTCTTTGCACAATGCGGCAACGACGTGGCTTTTGCCTGCGCCCGTCGGCAGGACGATGCAAGGGTTGCCTTCGTAGCGTGTAAACCAGTCGTAAAGCTGATCAAGTGCTCTTTGTTGGTAATCTCGAAGCTGCATTGCGTTTTACCTCCAAGTCTGATCAGTGAATTCGCGCAAAGGCACGTGGCATTCGCATCCTTGGCGTTGTTGCTGTACAGAAAGTTCTTGCGGGGCGACTGGTTCGTATTGGCATTCCCACGGAGTAGCATTCAGGCCTGCGGGCTTTGGCGCGCCGTAAGCGCATGTCCGACAGTTTCGCGCCGTCACGACGGACTGCTCGTGACAGAAGGAATACGCCGGACACCCCTTGCATTCCCACCACGTTGGGTCACGTGAAATCGGCGGTGGAAGCCGGGTTTCCATCGTCAATCGATCAAGCTTATTGAGAATGGACTGAGCGCGTTCGGCGTCAAATTGCACGATTTCGGTGTAAATTCGGTCGTCGTCCTTGCAGACTGCAAAATACAAGGCTTGGGGAATTCCTAACCCCAACATGTAGAGTTGCATCTGCACCCAGTGGTCGTGGCGGGCTTCTTTGACGCCTTTTCGCGTCAATTGCGTGAAGGCGTTGGAACTGAACGTTTTGATTTCCAGCACAAATTGTTCGTTCTCGTGTTCAGGCAAACCGCTGGTGATAATCCCGTCCACGTGTCCTTTGATATACGGCGTCAGGACGACTTCTTTCTGGCAATCTGTGATGACACAGCCGATAGCGCGTAGGTCTTCCAGCACCAGACGTTCTTCTTCACGCCCTCGGCGAAACATTCGCAACATCCGTCCGGTGAAGCGCTCCTGAACAGCCCAGCGGAACGTCAGCCATATCCGGCGTTCGCAGCGGTATCCGGCGATTGAGCAGCCCAGGTACGCACGCGGTTGCTCATCGGCGTTGACTTTTTCGTGGTACTGGTCTACTAGACGTTCCAAGTCAAGCATTGCGTCGTGCCTCCTTCTGTGTCTGGTGTAGAGAACGGCTTCGAGATTAGATTTCCCGAAGCCGTTTTTTTCGTGCGAGTCGTTGCGCTACGCCCACGGCGGGCGATTGGCCGGGCGTGGTTGCGGCTGCGGTTGGACTGGCGCTGGCATTGGTGCTGGCGTTGGGAGCACAATGGAATGCGGCACGGGAGCTTGTGCGCCTGCTGGCTTCCAGCCCTTCACCTCGTTGCTCTGTCCGTACTGTGGGTCGTCCCGTATCGTGACACGCACTTGAAGCGTTACGCCCACAAGCTGGTCGGTGTCCGAAAGCTGCGTAAGTCCAGCCGCGCCCATCAGCTCTTTCAGTTGCGCACGGCCGATTCTCGTAGCCGTCTCGCTGGCGTTGCGCAGCGTGACGTTGCCGTACACGCTGCGTCCCTGATGCGTCGGCCCTAGAACGGTGTATCGAATTGAAAGATACTGTCCGTCACCGCGCCTGGTGGACTTGACTTCAGCCTCAGCAACGGTGGCTATGTACCAACCCGCTGGCACGACGGTAAGTTCGTTGTCGGGTAGTTCGTCAAAGCGAATGGTTTCGTCGAGCTTCATTGTCCGTCTCCTTTCTCAAGTTCAAGTTCAAGGGAAAATGTTGCCCGCCCTGGCTTGGTGGTGATTGCCGGGGCAAATACTTGTGTCACGTATTCGGGCGCTTTTTTCCACGCCCGGACTTCAAGCTCTGGCTTCCAGCGAAAAATGCGCTCAAGCCAGTCTTCTAGGTGATTCTTGGTAGCAAGTTGACGCGCTAGCGTTCCGTCAACCTTGTGATCAAGACGTGCCGTGATAACCACGCGCCCACCGTCAAACGGTAGCGCTATGTTTCCTTCTCGGCTCTCGTCAAAGTTGATAAGAGCCTTGATTCCGTCTTCAATGCCTCGCCGGCGGCGCGTGGCTTCTTGTTCAAGTTGCTTAGCAACGCGCCATTCGACCAGCATAGTTTCTAGAAGAGAGTCATAGGGTTTTGTGTTCATTTGCTTCCTCCCGTGATCTTATTGATGATTACCCCCAAGTCTGGGGCTTCCCAAAAGTCCAACTTTCCCGATCGGTCCTTAGCAACCCATAACCCGTCGGGCTGGCAAAGCAGCGCGCGGTGCGGCGTGCCTTCGGCGTCTCTCTCAACTCGCAGCGCCAGCACCTCGTCAAAAAAGTAGGGCAATGATTGCCCGGTCTTCTGCCCCGGCATTGATGGGGAGTATAGTATCCGCCCCATTTCGTCTTGCGCTCTTTCCAGCTTCGCCGTGACGTAAACGTGCCGCCCCGGCAAATCCCGAAACGCGCGAATCAAGTCATACATAGCGTCCTGCATCGCCATGTACGCTTGCCGCGGGTCTTTGCTATTGCGCTTCTCGCTGGCGAGAACCACCTCAGCGACTTCCGACAGCGAGTCAATCGCCACGCTTTGGTACTCCTTGGCGTCGTGGCTGTCTCTGAGAAAGCGGTACGCTTCCCGCAGGTCTTCCATCGTGGCGATTTCGATATAAGGCAGATCATGCTCTCTGATTGAAAGCAGACCGCCTTCCGCCGATAAAACAATCGGCGCGGGTAACGTCGGAATCAGCGACGTTTTCCCCGCGCCAGCCTGCCCATAAACAAGTACCTTTACTCCGCTCTCCTGCGAAAGAGAGCGCGTGCTCTTGATTGTGACCATTGTGGTCTCTCCTTTCCTGATTGTTTTTGCGCTGTCGGCTTG